CCATCAGAAACGGTTCCGGGGTCCAAAGATGCGTAGTTTGTTCCTTGTACGCCCGGCGCACTTGGATCAAGACCAAGGCTAAGGCCAAAGCCCGGCCCCATGTCTAAGGTGTCATTTGTGGCAACCAGATCTTCTGCGGGCTGCGCATTCGGGTCTTCTTCCGGCGCAGTTGGGGCTGCCGGAGCCGCAGGGGCTGCCGGTGGCGCATTGTCCATAAAATCAAACTGGCTAAAGTCAGATACGCTTGTCGGCGCTGGCGCTGCGGGCGCATCTGGCGCGGCAGGAGCTTCCGTAGGTGCAGGAGCTTCCGTGGCAGGCGGTGCGGACGCAGGGGAATCAGCAGGAGGGGATGACGCAGAAGGTGCCTCAGCGGGCGCGGCTGGGGCTTCGGCAGGCGGCGCGGCTTGATCCGGCTGGCTTGATAGGTCAGGAGTGGATGTATTGTCGGGAGGCGTCGAAGGTTGTTGCTGCTGTTGTTGCTGTTGAAGCTGATCAAGGGCGCTCTGCACAGCCTGATCGCGAGGTGTTTGGCCGGAGTAATTTGGGGCTGCGTTGAAGAATGTATGCGCACCAAGTTGCTGCGCATTGGTTCCTCCGGCAGCGGTGTTTACGCCGGGGCTGGCCTTGTTGAAGTCGGTGGCATTGCCAACCGGGCTCGGGATGTTGCCACTCAATAGGCCCTGCGCGGTGGACAAGGCTTGGTTCGCAAGCGCCTGCGACTGCGGATCTTTGCCGCTCATGATCGAGTTGGCGTTATTGCTTTGGTAGCCCAAGAATTGGCCCGGCCTACCCAATTGGGACTGCAAGCTGTTGCCGTACCCATTGTAGTTAGAAATAGCGCGGTTGCCTGCAACGGCACCCACAGCAGCCATTCCCTTTGCGCCCTGATTGCCAGCCTCGCCAGCCATCATGTTCGCCATCGCATTCACATCAGCCTGCGTGTAGGGGCCATACGGTCCTACGCCAATGACGGGGCTGTTCTTGTCGGCAATTTTGGAGATCGTGGCGTCTTGCGGGCCGGGGCCAATGCTCGGGGACGGTGTATTGAGGTCAATGGTTCCGGGCATTCCTGCTGGGGCTGCCTGTTGACCATAGGATCCAGTGGCAAGCGATCCAACGGTCGGCATATTTGCGCCAAGCATATTGGCAACGCCCATCGCAGAGTTCACCCAGCCAATGCCGGGGATGAACCCAATAGCAGCATTCAATGCAGTTGCGCCGGGGTTGGCGACGGCATTGCTGAACGCATTGGAAATCGGGTTGCTACCGGGCTGGCTCTGAGCGTTCTGCCCAAATGCAGCAGCCGTAGAAGCAGCGGCCTCAGCAGGGTTTTGAGCCTGCGGGATTTGACCGGATGATTGGTAGTTAGAGAGGATTGAGTCAGCAGATCCGCTCAGTTCACGCCACCGCCTCAATGTATCATCAGCACCGCCACCATCCGCAAAACGTTTGCGAGCGATATTTACGGCATCCAAAACGGACCTGTTGCGATACATTGGAGCATCCTGTCTTAGCGAGCGCGCGTCATCATTGCATGAATGATATCGAGAGCTTTGTGAAGAGCAGCATCTTTACTATGTGCGCCGCCAGACTTTGCAGTACCACCACGCTTCATTCCGCTATCGTCAAGCTTTGTCACATCAAAACTAGGATCGTCTCGATGCGTTTTAGCGTATTGACGTTCAGCCCGCATCCAAGCGCCAGCATCGCTAGGGTCTTCTTGAGACTGTTGGAAAAGCTGCTTTGTAGAAGCGGGGCTGCTGAAGAAATTTTTGATTGGCGAAAAAGACGACGAGCCACTATCAGACGAGGTATCGGATGAAGCTTGAGGAGCCGCTCTGGTAGCCGGGGCGGCAGCCGCAGATCGGGAAGGGGCAGATACCGGCCTTGATGCAGGCCTTTCCTCTTCAGTCCTCGCAGCCGCAGACCATGCAGGGCTAGTGCCGCGCGCAGCAGTTGAGAAACTAAACGGGCTATTCAAAGCAGAGGACCTATCCCATGATGTTCCGGGCGTATATGAACCACCGCTAAAACCCAACATGTTCGATGTGTTTGGCCCTACCATCATAGGCAAGGACGAGCGTCCAGCACCTGCGGCCCCGCCTTGCGAGGGCGGCGAGCCTTGGACCAAAGCTCCACCAGCGGTCGGCCCTACAATATTCGGGTCAAGCTGCGGCTCGTTTTCACTGGTTTCAACTCGATCAACGCCAGATCGTTGGAGATCAACAAGAGGGCCACGCTCTCGGTACATCCCCTGACCCGGCTCGTTAGCCCTCTCATTGGCAATTTCCAAAGCACGTTGAATGCCCGCGCCTCTTTCTTCAGATGAAGGGTAAAGACCTTCTGATGCCGCGCCCTCAGCAGCAAGATTAGCTGCTTTTGCTAAACGGGCAGTTTTAGACGCATTGAGTTCTTGAATTTGCCGGTCAGTGTCAGGGCTTTCACCGTACATCTGCGCAATGCGCGCAGGCGTCAGCTTTTGTTCGCCGGGGTAGGCCTTGAACCCCTGCGGCTGAAGCTGCATTTCAGCAGTCGAAGCGGCAAGCTTTTCTTTTAAGCGGCGCTCCTCATCGACATCAGCCTGCGTTCTGGGGCGGTCCAGAGGTTGTTGAAGCGCAAGCAGACGAAGGAAATCATCGTCAGACCACATCGTAGCAGGATTAGACGCGCCCATTTGCGACAGGGAGGACGTCATAGCAGCCTTCGCTTTTGCGATCTCCATTGCCCGTGTCTTTGCGGGGTCATTCAGCATCCGGGCCGTAACAACGCCACCCTGCGGAGACCCCTCCATGACAATATCCGGCCACGCTCTCGTAGAGGGCATGTACTGGTCCGATGGGATCTCGATCACCTTTCCGTCCGCATTGCGGAAAAGCATCGTTTGGGGAGAAGCCTTACGATCAGCCATTACTCACCTCCAAGGGAACGGGGCTGCTGCAAGCCCTGCATCCCAATCTCTTCTTGTCGATCAATGTCCTGCATCGCAGGCTCGATCAGTGGCGAAACAAGTCCGGCGCTTGCAGGATGCACTGACAAGTTTTGGGCAAGATCCACAAGCTGGATACGCTCACGAGAAGTGCGATCCGCAGCCTTGCTCCGCAGCTCCTGTTCAGCCAGCGCAAGATCATTCTGGGCTTTGATCATTTCGATCTTAGCCTTCATGAGATCCGCCTCACCCTTCATTTCGGCAGCATGCGAACGTGTCTGCGCGTCCTGCATGGCAGCCTGCGCCTTCATCTGGTTCGTCTGCATCATCGCCTGTGCCTGTATCAGTTCAGGCGGCGGGTTTTGCTGGGCGCTCTTCGGAGCGAGGAACTGCTCTGGGTTGCTCCAGCCAATCGCCCTCAACGCTTCGGTGTCGATAGCAATCGGATCGTACATGCCCGGGTTCGATGCCGCCAACTGCTTCAGCGCCATGATCTTCATCAGACGCTGCGTGTGGCTCGCAGTGTTAGGATCTGCCTGCGGGATCAGCTCGCAGTCGTTCAGAGCCTGCACGAAGGTCTGTTCGCTCCAAGGATAGGACGGCTTGCCCTTGCGCTGCCAGAAGCTTTCAGGGTTTTCCTTGAAGCAACGAGCCAGAAGCTGGAACTCTTCCGCCTGCGCGCTGTGCATACGCTTGTGGACGGCGTTCAGAACCTTTGTGGCCTGCTCGATCATCGCGAGGGTAGTGCCCACAGGGGCGTCCGCGCGGCCCTCGCCCACGGCCATCTCTGCCGTTCCTCCGATACGCGCGCCAGTCTGCGCCATATTGTCGGTGAGCGTCATCAGGCCGCTGCCAACGTCCTTGTACGGGAGTGGCATAATGGCTTGATTGATGGGCTGGCCGCCGGTCTTGACCAAAGCACCGCCACCGGGGGGCACACGGAAGATATTGGTGTTCTGGCGCGCTCCGGTATCAGCCATCAGGAAGCCGGGGAAGTTGGCGTACATGCCAGCGTCCAGCATCTCACGCCATGCAGCCGTCAGAGCGTTGGTAGTGTTGCCAAGGATGTGCAAAAGGCCAATATCGTAGAAGCCCATGCCCGGAACGAAGGTGTATTTGACGAAATTCTGCCGAGCGGTGGGTAACTCGGCATCATCCTCGTCGTAGTTGCGCACAATCGACAGGATTTCCTTCGTGGAAACGTCAATTGTCACGCGATAAGGGATTTCGAGGCCGCTTTCCTTCTTTTTGTAGCGGTGTTCGAAGCCAAGAACGTCCAATTCGCAGTAACACTCATAGATTTCGCGGTCGCGATCATCTGGATTGGCGCTTTCCTGCGAAATTCCCTGCTGCGCGTTCTTTTCACGCTGCACACTGTCCAAATCCACTGACTTTGGCGTCGAAAGATCGACATCGCGATAGACACCGAGGATCTGTAGGCGCTTTACAGTCGATGGACGCATCGTTGTGCGGTGCGTGACACGCTTTGCATTGCGCAAATCAGTCGCGCTGTTGCTAACGATGAGGTCATCGGCATCTACGCTCTCGCTAACAGGCCTGTTGCGCAGCGGGCAGTAGTAAACCTTCTTAAAAGCACT